GTACCTGAGCGCCTGCCCGCTGATCTCGTGGCGCGGGATGCCTGCCATCCGCTCGAAAGCGACCTCGCGTTTGTACTTCTCGCGCGGCGCCAGAGACTCGGGCAGCTTCGGCTGTCCCTTGCGCGGGCCCGACTTGTAGACCTCGCCCTGTTCCGGTCGGGTCATTGCGATAGCGTCGATGAAGCGCGACGCGGTCAGCTTTCCGGCGCGCTCGGCGCGCCACGCATCGCTACGTTGTTCGATCACGTCACTCATCGTCGGCTCCTGGCTGGCGGCCCGTTTGCATCGGTTCGACCGGCGTCGAATTGGCGATTGCGCCGATGCGATTGCGCTCGTTCAGCCCGATCGCCGAGCGATCCTCGACGGACAACTTGCTCCATTCCTCCTTGAAGGGGTTAAAGCCGAAGTCCTTGGCGACCTTCTCGAGCTTCTTGATAATCTCCTCGTGACGCTCGGTGCGCTCGGCGCGCGCGCTCTGCGCGGCGCTCTCGGCAATCTGCGTCGGCGTCTGCTTGCCGCGCGGCGTGATGTCCTTCTCGGTGGCGAAGTCGCTGACCTCTTCGGCGATCGGCATCCCCTTGAGCACGTCGGGGAAGACGTCGCGCAGAGCGAATGCCCGGGCACGCATCTGCTTCATGCGCTGCGGGTACTGCGCCCACGGCCCCTGCTTGCCGATCAGCCCGGCCTGCTTGGCGTCGGCCTCGGAGAACGTCCTGAATTGCTCGTCTTCTCCGCGGCGCTTCACCCGGCACATGGCTGTGCCGTTTTCGAACGACTCGTAGACGTACTCGCAGAGCGGTGACGCGCGCACCAGCGCGAGCACGGCGTCACCCCAGAGGGAAGGCCGGCCGTTGATCACGGCGATGTTCTGCATGGCCTGCATCGGCTTCAGGCCGAGCTCCATGCCCCATTGGATGGCGACGAGGATGTTGCCGGGCTTCTGCTGAAAGTCCTTCGGGACAATGCTGGAGTCGGCCAGGTAGTCGGCGAACTTCAGCGCCTCCTCGAGGGACTTGGGCGAAAGGTCAAAGGATTGAGCGGGGATAAGGTCAGACATGATTTCTCCTTGCCCGAGACTCTCTGTCGGGCGTCGTGGATTTAGATTTCGATGTTGGATTTGAAGGACTCGATGTCGAACGCTTCGAGCCAGCGGAGAACATCGCCGACCGTGACGCCGTAGTGAGACGCCAGCACGTCGACCAGTTCGTCATCGGTCGGACCTTTCTCGACGAACTGCTCGCGCTCGCGCCGCTTCTGCTCGGCGATCTTGGCGTCCTGCTCGGCGCGGATTTGCTGGACTTCTGCGCGCGCTGCGGCCTCTTCTGCCCGGCGCTTAGCTGAAGCTTCCTCTTCCTGCCGCCGTCGCTCAGCGGCGATCTCCGCCTGCTGCCGTGCAATCTCGTCGCGCTGCGCCTGCATCTCGGCTTCGTGCGCTTCACGTTCGGCGCGAAGCTTCGCTTCTTCTGACGCGCGCGCCTCGCGGTCTTTGCGCTCTTGCTCGGCTCGCTCGGCCGCAGCCTGGCGTTCGCGTGCTTTGTGCTCTGCGCGCTGGCGCTCCAAAGCTGCCCGTTCGTCGACGAGGCGCTTCTGCTCGGCTTCCTTCGCAACCGCGTCAGCGTGGCGCTCTCGCAGCCACTTGACCGTCTGATATTGCTTCGCCTGCGCCTCGCCGGTGAACTCTGCGAACTCGTCGATGGAAATGACCGTCGCGTCAACGCTGTCGGCGTGCGCCGCAATTTCTACGGATGACTTCGAAGCTGCCGTCACCGCGTCGAGCATGAAGGCTTCGATTCGGGCCCGGATCGCTGCGACGCGCCGCTCTTCCTCCTCGCGGATGGCTCGCTTCTCAGCCTCGCGCGCTTCATCCCACACGTCTCGCAGACCTTGCAGCCGCGATTCCTCGGCCGCCGTTATTCCCACGAGCCGCTTTTCTTCCGCGATCACCGCCTTCGAGAACGCCGTCGCATCCTCGCGCGCTGCCTTGCCGGCCTTCTCGATGTCGACACGTGCCGTCTTGAGCACCATGTAAGCCGAATGGCACTGCGCGCGCGCATCCGCATTCTTGATCTCGACGATCGACGCCGACTGCTTCACCAGCTCGACCAGCTTCTTCTCATGTTCCGGCGTGCCGAGAGCGACTGCTGCGCGCTCTACGACGGTCAGTTCCTTCGATTCCATGTGATCTCCAAGTGCCTGAGACTCAGCCAGGCGAGTAGGACTACTAAAGGCAAAGCACTGAAAAATAAGCGCTTCGTGAACGCTCATCAGTCAGGGCTCTGCTGGATTCCTTTGCGGCAGGCTTATCGCTCCTGCCGCGTGATTACCTTCTCGACGACGCTCTCGAATGCCTTCTGGCAGAGCCGATGCAGCACCTTTCTCGCTTCGTCCGTGTCTTTCATGAGACGATCCATGAACATTGCCTTGTCGATGCTCGTGAAGCTCTCGGCGATCTCCTCGAGCACTTCGTCGAATGTCAGGTCTTGCTCGGCCTGATAGCGCGCTTCCTGAGCTGCTTCATCCAGCTGCTCGATCGCTTCAATCTCTCGTCCAAGGACCACATCACCGCAGCGCGTGACATGAATCGGCGTGATGGCTCCCATAACCTCTCCCATCCAAAAAGTACGTGATCGAGCAGCGCGTAAGCTGCGAACACCAGCAGGTACGGCCACATCAGAGGCCTCCTCGGTCATCTCTCAGACCTGAGGCAATGATTCGCGCCGCGTATTCGCGCAGCAGTTTTTCAGTCAAGGCGCCAGCGCCGCCTTCGGCAAGGCGCTTTAGTTCGATAAGGTCTTCGGCCGGTTGGCTCATGTCCATCTCCATTTGTCTTAGCGGTGCGCTCCGTCGAAGCGCACTGGTAAGACTTTTCGCCAACTTCGCTCAGCAGGGCCCGGTAGCCGAACATCGGCCTAGCGCGGGTTGCTGTAGTTGGCTCACGATCTGTCTTCAGACCGGCTGGCGAGTCCCGTAAGAGGCCAGCGAGATAGGTTTTTAAAGAGCACCGGCTTTCGCCGCCACGCTGTTCGGTCAGCGCATGGAATGAATATTAGTTGGCTAATAGATGAACGTCAATAGCAAACTAATAATTTCTTTTGGATGGTACTAGGGACGCGTTTCGGCGCAACAGACTGTTGCGTTTAGCGATTGAATGGAAACAGGGAGGAGGTTAGGGCGACGTATTTTTGTCACACCTTTTCGGTACAGAAATTACCTTTCGAAACAATCCGACCGTGCAATTGTTGCCGATTCGCATGATGCGGACAACAAAAAGCCCGCTCGAGGCGGGCTGTGATGGCGCGTTTGTGCTCGCTGCGTTCGGGCCAGAGCCCGGCGCAGTCTTGGAGATCTTCCTTATTAAGCTGGCCCCGCCGCGCGACTGGGTTAGATCCGTTCGCTTTGCTTGTGGACGATCCGGCCAAGGATGAAGGTGTGCTCGTCGCATCGCTTGCGCGGGTATCGACGCTCATCGCGATTGTCGGATGAGAGCCACCATTCGCCGGCGTCCCGCACCAGGCGCTTCACGACCAGCTCGCCGTCATAGTTGGCGGCGAACACTTCGCCGTCCATTGGAGTTTTGTCTTCCGTGTTGACTACAACCGTGTCGCCGTCCGCGAGCGACGGCTCCATGCTGGCGCCGCGCACCTTGATCGCATAGAGATCGTCCGGGTCGTACCCACGGGTTGCGAACCACGTCTTTTGGAAAAACAGTGGGGCGCCGTCGCCGTTGTCTAGGAAATCGACGGCAAATCCTGCTACACCTGCGCTTATTCTGAACACGACTTTTCTGATGGCAATGAACTCGTCCGAGTCATCCGGAGTGATCGCCGTCTTTCTTTGGCGTTCGATCGGACCGGTCCCTTTCTCGAGCCAGTCGACCGACGCATCCAATGCGCGAGCGATTGCGACCAGGTGCTTTGTCTTCTGATTGGGGTTCTTCTCGAGTTGGCTGATCGTACCTTGCGACACGCCCGCCTTAATTGCGAGATCTGACTGGGAAAGTCCGGCCTTTTCCCTTAATTGACGGATTCGGTGACCTATGCTCATGAGACGCATGTTATTAGTTTTCTCAAGTAGATCACTATTGACAGTGCATATTAGTGTGCTAATATTGGACTCATGAACTGGACCCAACTCATCCGCGACTGCCTCGATGCCGGTATGACCCAGACTGAAATCGCCGTCCAAATCGGCGCCAGTCAGTCGGCCGTCAACCATGTCCTGAGGCAAACCAAGCAAAAGTCCTTCGGTTACGAAAAGGGGCGGAAGCTCGTCGCTCTTCATCGGAAGGTCATGCGATCCCGGGACAAGGTTGCTGCTTAATTTTGCTGCTCTTCTGAAACGCATCATCTGGCGGATTTTCTTCTGGGTGAGTTTCATGGGGTTAAGGGGTCGGTCGACCCCTTCAATTTCCCCCGGCTCCATGCAGTAATCCAAGTCGTAATACGATTGTTTTTCACTAACTGGAAAGGAAGATGCAGACACAACAAACGCCGCACAAGGCCGCTGCACACAACCTGAAGTCGGAAGGCTCTGCAGATGCTCCGCGGTTCCTGCCTGACGCTGAGATCGCCAAGTGTGCGACTTTTCGCGATGCCGTTTGGCTTGCCTGGGAGAACCGGGCCGTCAAAGGCATGACGAAAAGAACACTCGCGGAGCTGTGCGGACTGTACGCGCCGCACGTCACGAACTTCGTGAATCCGCAGGCGTTCGATACGAAGGGCAAGAAGCGGGCGGACTTGCCGGCCGAAAAGGTCGACGAGTTCGAGCGTGTTGTAGGCAACCGGGCCGTTAGTCAGTGGTGGGCTGACCGGGTCGAGTTGACCATATTAGAGAGAATGATCGCCAACAAGAGGTGACATGTCCGACGAGGAAGCACTTGCAAGAGTCCATGAGGCAATCGAAGCAGCGAGAAGCCGAGTGGGAGACGACAAAAACGCCATAAGGGAGGACCTCAGGCAGCAACGAGCAACCGACCCGACCTTGTTCGAAGCATTCAAACAGATCGGTCAGTTGAT